ACGCGACACAATCTTGTTCGGTAACGACTCAATCGTTATCCGTAAGTACATCGCCGGAATCCAAGGCGGTCGCGCACTCGACACTACTGACTGGGCAGAGGACTCTGTGAAATCCAGTCATGTAATCATCAAGAACAAGGAAGGCAACTATGCACCTATGCCTGTTGCAGATGGTAAATATGCAGCACTTCCCGAAGGCGCAGCATACGCAGGTGTTCTCTACCGTTCCATCGCAACCAAAGACGCACAAGCGTCTATCATGACTCACGGTGTTGTAAACCCCGAAGCCATGCCTTATCCTATTGACGACATCAAGGAAGCTTTCCTTGCAGCAGTACCTCATATCTCATTTGAGAGCGACGAGGAAGCCTAAACTTAGTGTTTAACTTAATATAATATTGCCGAGTAAATCAATCACTATATTTTAACTACGTTCAACGCTACTTCCCGGGCTTGATTACAAGCATTGTGGAGCGTTTGAATGAAAAACGCCAAAACCAACTCCCTTATCTCTTTAAGGAACGTCTTGAACCTGTTTACAGTGCTGATGGTCGATGGGCTTCAATCCTCGCCAACTACACTCGCGTAGCAGCGGACGTTGTATCTCTCGACTCTGAACTCCCCTTAAAGAGCCGTGACTCAATCGAAACAGCCAGCGGTAACATTCCAAAGATTGGTATGAAACTTTATTTGACGGAAAAGCAAATGAAGGACATCCAAACAATGATTGCAACCGCACAACCTGTAACTCGTATCGTCCAAAACATCTTCGCAGACTCTCAACGAGTAATCGAAGGCGTTTGGGAACGTATCGAGGACTTGTTCTTAACTGAACTCTCAACAGGTATCGGCTTGTCTACACGCGACAACGGCACAGGTGTCCGTCTCGACCTCAACTTCCTCGATGCAAACAAATTCGGTGTTACTGCATTGTGGAACACAGCAGACTCAACTCCCCTTGACGACATCCAAAAGATTTTCGACAAGGCGTTGGACGACCAAAACACAATCACCGACGCATGGCTTGACGACACTGCGCTCCAAGCACTCTACAAAAACGGTCAAGTACGCGCACAATACGCCTTCAACCAAGGTATCGCTACTAACGGCTCATCTGTTATTCCGGTACTCGACTTGGAAAAGATTCAACAAATCTTCCTCACCAAATGGGGTGTTAATCTCCACCGCATTGCGCGTAAGATTAAAACCGAAATCAACGGTGTCCGTAACAACCATTCACCTTGGGCAACAGGTGTTATCGCATTTACTTGCGATGAAACACTCGGTAACTTGGTATGGACAGACGTTGCAGAGGTATCATTCCCTGTAACTGGTTGCCAATACCAATCAGTAGACGAGTACCTTCTCGTATCTAAATACTCAACACCGGACCCCCAACGTGAGTTCACAGCTTCACAGGCTATGGTTATTCCGGTTATCAACAACGTAGACCGTATCTACTTGCTCAACTCTTTGACCGTTCAAGCCTAATGATAACACGTATTTTATCGCCTTTCCACGATAAGTACAACTATGGCAAAAGCTACGCAGCCGGAGACATCGTTACATTTGACGATGCTCGCGCTGCGGAGCTTATCGCCAAAGGCTTGATTGCCGAAGTTGTAGAGGAAAAAGCAGCAGAGACTAAAGCAGTCGCTACTGAAACAAAGAAAAAGAAAAAAGACACCTCCGACGTTAAGGAATAATGACCATTCGCGAGTACATATCAGAAAAATATAGAGCTTTGGGACTTTCCGAGGCTCATCTCGTCGATATGACTATCGCAAACGGTCTTGACCTTGACGATGAATATACAGCGGACAACCGCAAAACGGTCATGTGCGCCATGATTTCGGTTATAGAGGAATTTATCTTCGAGCCGAGACTGACAAACGTGAGCGAGAGCGGATTTTCCGAGAGCTGGGATTTTGCCAACGTAGCTAAATACTATTGGTGGTTGTGTAGACAATGCGGAGTGAAGGCTGACACGGATATACTGTCGGCACTCGGAATTTCTACAATTGTAGACAAAACTAATATCTGGTAATATGCGTTACGCGCCACACAAATTACAAAAACTAGAGTCTGACGAGCTGGTGGTAGATGAGTACGGCAGACCTCAAACGGACAGCACAGAGACATGGAGTGATATATGTGCCTGTCGTTGTGATGAAGATGGCGAGACTACGCTTATTAACGATAACGGAGACTTCTATAAATCATCGTATCACGTCGTATGCGCGAGCAATACAATCGACATACACAATGGCGACACTGTGCGTTGTCTGCTCTCTGATGGAACAGTTCGGGGACAGGGAATAGTACGCAATGCGAAACGACTTAACAGACTGAAATATGCCGAATTTTGGACTTAAAGTAAACGCGGACTTCTCTGAGGTCAAGGACTTCATCGACAACATTGAGCATGAGGAACGCAAACTCATGGACGAGGTTGGACAGGAGAGTGTACAGTACGCCAAAGATACTGGCAATTATCACAACGTCACATGGCGACTTCGTAAGTCAAACAAATACAAAGTTGAAAAAGACGGTCTTGTGTTATACAATGACGCACCTTATGCGTCCGACGTAGAGTCACGCGGTTATGTCGTACTCACACAAGCCGCTTTATACGCAGAAAAAAGGCTAAGAGATGATAACGGAAATTGACACAGGTAATATTATATACAAAGACGCAGCCGTTTTCGGTATCACGCGCTATCGCAAGGACGTGATGGAGCGTGTGGCAATCAAAGCAGAACGCGCTGTTGTCATTACCAAGCCACAGACTTCCGACAAGATCTGGCTAAAAAACTACGTAGAACTCAACCTATGCGTTCCGGACGTTAAAGGTAACATCAACCTTACGCGCCTAAACGAGTTAGAGCGACAAGCTAAAGCCGTGATGAGCGGAGCGGGAACTTACGACGGTACGACCTATGTGTATGACGTAGATTCAACGGAGTTAAAACATGACAGCGAGTTTAAGATGGCGTACATCAATGTGCGTATCTTATTCCGCGCTATTAATACAAAACAATAGAAAGATGAAAAAATTTTCAGCCGTAGACATCAAGGCTTTCCGTTTCTTGGACACTACAAAGGTTATCGGTGACGTAGCCACCCCCGGTATGTTCAAGACCTTGTGGGAAGCCGCTAAAGATACAGCTATCGCGAATATGCACCAAGACACTTGGACGTATGAGGAAGCTGAAGGCTCACAAGATTTTTACACCAACCAATTGACAGGTCTGAAGTATCGTTCCGGCGTGAAATCAATGGGTGACATCACCGTGAACTTCACCATCGGACAATACGACTATCAAGACAAGGTGAACGTCTTAGGTGGTTCTATCATCTACGATAAGACCGACAAGACTAAAGCCGTAGGTTGGAAACGCGCCAAAGGTGTCGTAGAAATCTACAAAGCCGTATTAGCACAAACACGCGATGGTCAGTATGTACTCCTTCCTAACGTCTATATCGAGGCACACGAAGGCAACACCGATAAAGCTGTCGGCTTGGTTGTCAAAGGTACTGCTATCGAGCCGGAATCAAACGAAATCTCTATCGAGTATTGGTTTGATGAAGATGAGGTTACTTCTGCAACAGCGGAAGCTCTCACCGCAGCCGTATCAGCAGCGAGCCTTGACGACGACGAGGAGTAATCTTCTTATCGCTACCATAATTAACAACAGGTGGTGGGTTATTCCTACCACCTTTTATTTTATCGCATGAACAAAGCAAGCAAAATCGTAAGTTCCGCAGTTATAGGTTATGACTGCCGACGTATCTTAATTAACGGCAAGTCCTACCTTGTCAAGCCACCCACAATTCATCGACTATCCGGTGCAGCCTATTACCTTAGTGACCTTCCGGTCGTATCATCGTTTAAAGAACTACTCGACACACTCAAAGATTTAGAGGTTGCTTGTAAGGCTCTTTCCTTCATCATACAGGGCGATGAAGCATTAGCCGATGAATTTACCCATGCGCAGCCGCAAGAGGTCATAAACGGCTTGGAAATCGCTATATCGCTAATTGATGTGCAGTCTTTTATGAAGCTATCAGCTTTGATAAAGAGCGTGTCCGGACTGATAGCGACTCCGGTAGCGAAACAATAGGCAATAAATGCCTGTTAGGACAAATCGCAAGTCTTATGGACGCTCTACACCTGTCTTACGACGATGTTGTCTATAAGATACCATTCCGAGTATTACTAATAATGCAAAAAGATAAAGCACACGTCACCTATGGCGACAAAGTAAGCACTATATCCGGTAAAGATATGTTAAAGAAAAAGCGAGCAAAGAAAAACAACCCACCTAATTAGTTCACTTATAAACACAAGTGTTAAACTTATGTTAAACTCGACAAAAGCTATTGTAAAGTTAAATCTTTACATTAACTTTGCTGGTGAAATCTTAAAAGTTAAACGATATGAACTTCTTACAATGTATTAAATTAATCGCTTTCGTAGCAACAGGCTTAGTTGCAGCGTACTTTGTATTTTACTTTGTATTATTTGTCACCTTCGGTGGTTTTATCGCGATGGTTGGCAGCGTAGCAGCAGCAGCCTACTTGTTAGACTCACTGAAAAACGATGGCACAATAGAGTACCTCGACAAAAAAGCCGAAAAAGACTTAGAGGGTAAGGAAAACCCCGTAGCA